AATGTCTGAATCAAGTTCACTATCTGTAAATTCGTGCATTCCAACTGTACCTGAGGATTCATATCCTAAAGGCCTGTTAGTAATACTTTCTGATGCTGCTGATTCTATTTGTTTAGCAGTGTAAGTAGTAACTGTAGAACTTGCACCATCTGTTGGGTGTGTTCCTACCGCGTCATCTCTTTTGGTATCTGTAGCAGTACCAATAGTAGTTCCTGAACCACCAATGTTTATTTCTCCTGTACCGGAGCCATCAGTATTATCTGCAAAGTCTTTTGTTAATATTGCTGCGTAATACTGTTCAATCTCTGCATCCGTCATTTCTTGTAACCCTTGAATGTTACTAGAATCTATCGGATATGCTGATGCTTTAATTCTAAGTGGTCTCATTTATTCGTTTCCTAGTTTACTCTTGTTCCTGATGAGTTGTAAATGATAACAGGGCTTAACCTATTCCATTTTGTTGCGCTTACTCCTACCAATTTCAATGAATGTCCTGGTGCTAAATCTACTGCTGCGTTTGCTGAGCCACCATCGATGGCTTCACCTGTTGCAGGATAGATTTTAACATTTACGGATGTATCATTTAACAAAAATGCTTCCAAGCCTGTTGCACAATCAGGAAGTTTAACTCCTGAATTTGCAGAACCCGAAGTAATAATGTTATATGACTTAGTTAATGCTGTAGCTCCCGCTTGATCTGTTCCCGCTCCCGCTGTTGTAGCAGATGTACTAAGTGTTGAAGTACCTCCTACACTTAATGCTCCTGTTGTAGTAACACTGGTAACAGATACCGTCGTACCAGAAATTGTACCTAAAGATACATTGTTTCCTGATTCGTACTTGTCGGTATTAAGATTGGTAAAGTTAGCGTCAACCTCATTATTTGTAAGAGGACTACCTTTTGCTGATCTTAATGTTAAAGTTGCCATTTATCTTCCTATTTAATTTTGTTGACTAAAACTTCTAATGTTTTCCTTATCTCAACAATTTCTGTCTTTAATGTATTTATATCATTTTCATACTCTATAATCTTAATATTTGCATTTCTTTTGATTTTATATGCTTTAAGACTCTCATTGTTTGTGTTGAGTAAGGCCTTGGAATTACGATCCCTAACTAAGTCTCGCTCTCCCTCTATATTTATAATGCCAGTAGGTATATTATTTCTCATGTTATGCCTGCAACGCTATAGCTCTTAAGTCCTTAAAGAAAGGAACTTTAGATGTTGTTGAACTTAATGGAACAACCTTAACTGCAAAAGTTTTAAAACCTTTATGTGTAGTTGTACCTACTGTTGGCGTACCTGCACCATTAGAACCACCGCCTCCGGTGATTGTAACAGTTGGTGTTGATGTATATTCCCTGCCTGGATTTGTAACTGTTATGGCTGATATTTGACCACTACCATTAATTGATGCTGTGGCTGTAGCTCCATAACCTCCACCGCCTGTAATTGTAACAGTTGGAACACTTGAATATCCCGAACCTGCGTTACCTACAGCAATGCTTGCTACTTGTTTTACATCATACTCAAATACACTACTATTTAGGCCTGCTGCGTTAGAGCCTTTAGCTGGTATTTTAAATTTGTATTCTGCAAAATCTTCAGTTGATTCGAATGGGTTTGTTACTGATGATAATTCTACCCAGGACAAATCATCTTGGAAGTCTCCTTCGTCTGCGGAATTCATCATTTTTCCGTAAACTCTTAAACTTCCTTCTGTTGGAATGGCAGCATCTAAATAAACTTCTAGATCTTCTGCATCTTGTCCGTCTTCCAACACTACCCTTCTTGTAATATACCGAGAAGAAGCGTTTCCTTGATACCTTGTATCTTCATTAGCAGCGTCATTGTTTACGCTGTTAGCGATACATAATAGATCCATTTGATCCATCATTACAACGGGACTTACATTGGCCTGTTGCGTGGTAAAATCTAATTTTAGTAATGCTGTTTTATTATTAGCATAACCTCCAGAAGCTGTTGCCTCTAGTTCTACTGATCTACTGTAGATCGTATGTTCTTTTTCTAATTTTTTAGTAATATTGAAATCTATATCCATATATGTTTCTGAAACACCAGACTTACCTACTGCGTTGGCTGCTCCTGTTTCATTTATAGCTACACTTGCCATTAGAGATGTTGTATTTGCTGGAACAATATTACTTGCGTTCAATGCCACTTCGTTAATTACTTTATTTGTAAATGAACCAATTGTAGCATAACCATCTGTATTACCTATTACATCTCCTACTTGGAATGGCGCTATGTCTGCTTGCCTATCTACAGTTAATTGTTCGTCTAAACTATTATAACCTGTTATAAGCCCTCTCTTATATTGTAATGTGGCTGCTGCTCCTGAGCCACCTGCGCCACTAAATGAAAGTGTTGGTGCCTTAGTATATCCAGATCCAGGATTTGTAATTGTTAAACTTGCTAATGTTTGTGTTGAACCTGATCCTGCCATAACAGCTGTTACTGCTAATCCTGTTCCGTTTGTTCCTGTATTATTTACTGTAACTGTTGGTGCTCCAGTATAATTAGATCCTGCTGTAATAGAAGTTGTATGGAAACCATGTATGAATTTACCTGGTTGCCAATCTATAGCAGCACCTGTACTTGTAGAACTAAAATTAATCCAATCTAAATTATTATTAGATAATGTACCAGTTGTTTTTCCTAGTTTAAAGTTAGCTCTTGCTATTCTAAACATTATGTCTTGATTCTGTTGTGCAGACCATGTTCTGTCATTAGCAGAACTAAACATCATGCCTCCATGAGGCTGTTTAGTAATTCTTTCTGTTGTTCCTATTTGGTTTTGTCCTAGTTCAGATATATAAATGTCATATCCTTCTTCATCATTGTCCGGTTTAGGAACAAAACAGTACTCTGTATCGTTTTGTAAATATACAGGATTGTCAAATAAGAACTTAGTAGGTACAAATGATGTCGTGCCTCCTGATTCTGCCGATGTATTAATATGTCCTCTTAACATTCTTTTAGCACCATTAGGTAGAATACGAGGTCCAGGCACACCGTTAATAACTTCTCTTATTTCTAATGTTACGCCGTTAGCTCCAGATGATGGTTTGTTCTTAAAGTATAAATCTATATCTGTAATAAAGACGCCTCCAGGCATACCACTAACTGTGAATGTCTGTGCTAATGGGTCTCTACCAAACCTACCAATACCTCTTGCCAATCTTCCTCTATTCCAAGCAAAGTTTTCACCAAAGTCTAATTCAGGAGTCTCCCAATCTTCTACAATTGGTTCTGGTTCTGGTGGTGGTATAACTGGTGGATTTGCAATAATTGGATTAATAATGTTCATCACATTAGCTCCAATGTCTACAACAAAGCTAGGCCATCCGCCTGTTCCTACTGCTTGAATACCGAATGGGAAAGCTGGGTCCCAGACTGAAACCTCTCCATCTGGCGCTTGTGCAACAACCGGTGGTTCTGGTACAGGTTCTGGTTCTGCTGGAACAGGAATTGGTGTTGGTGTCACCGTTGTAATTGTAGGTGTACTTGTTACCGTCGTTGTTGCCGTCGTTGTTGCCGTCGTTGTAGTAATCGTCGTTGTAGTTAAAGACGAAGTTGGAGGCCAAGGACTAGGCAAGTCTGGTGCAGGTCCTGGCACTATAATTATCTCTGGTACTGGTACAGGATTTGGAACAATAGTTACAATCTCAACCGGTGGGTTATTAATAATAACCGGTGCTGGTGCTGGAGGTAAAGGTGCTCCTGTTCCTATTGTGTAATTAATACTCTCATCTGTAATTGTTCTACTATCTGTAAATGCTGTAGAAGATAAGTTGGCAGTTTTAAAACTTAAAATAGTATCTTGTTTCTGTTGTATGAAACCTGCCGATTCAAATACAGCATTAGCAGTTGTCTTAGCTAATTTGTCTTGATTGTTTGAACTGTCTGTAAGTTTGAATACTCTTTGTCCTGTTTTAAATCTTCCTGTTGGTAGTGTAAACTGAACTAATATAGATCCGTTTATGTCTGTTGTTAAAGTAGTTGTTCCATCTACTAATGTACAATTTGCTGATACATCTTCACCATCAAAGAAAGGATAAACTCTTGTTTCTGGTTTCATTCTACTTGCTTCAACAAGTATTAATTGGCTTCTCATAAATGGAGCAAAAGCCATGTCTACTACTTTTTCTCCTAAAGATTGTTCTTCAGTTGCTGGAGAAATATCAATACCTATACCCTGTCTTACCTGTGTTTGTTCTGTTGTAGTGGTTGTAAATGTAGCAAGTGCACCACTTCCTGCTCCTGTGCCGAAACCTTGTATTGCTTCTGTTGAAGTAGTTACATTTGCAACACCCGAATCTTCCCAAGAGCCCCATTGTGTGCCCCAAGCATTTGACATGTTTTCCCATGCATCATAGTTTCCATCAAAGTTTCTATTAACTGCTGGTTGAACCGATGTGTCAACAAAGTTATCTACATCAGGTGTAAGTTTCATGTCTCCATTCCAATGGAATGTTAATTCTTTAACTAGATTCTCAGTCTGCGAAGCCTGTTGTTGTTCTGTTAAAATCATTGTATTGTAAGGTGCTGAAACTGTTGTACCTGTTAACCTTAAATCTGTACCTGTAATTGCTGCTGTTCTACTAATATTTTTCCACATTGTATTAGCAGGAATATTTTCTAATACAAAGAAAGGCCTAGCATGTTTCTTTTTAGGATCAATGGATATTTTATAATTAGGATCTAATACAGAACCTACATTGTGTCCTGTAAACGGATCTACTAATATACCATTTTTAAATCTATCTGTTCCAGTAGAGTTTACAATAGTTTGATCTTTAGCAAATGTTTCTAATAAGTTTAATGAGGCATAGTATTCTAAGTTTTTAATTCTTTGTTCTAATCCACCTATCTCTTTCATTGTGAATCGTTTCTGAGATATGTTTTTAATAGACGCTGTATAATCTAATCTACCTGCTAGTTTACCTGATTGAGGTGATAAACTAGGATACGGTGGTAAGTCTATCAATGCCATTGTCATTGCTTTAGAAGGTTCTGCTGGCATTTGTGGATCTTCTGAATACACACCTTCTACTACTCTATACTCTCCATCAAAGTCTAATACAAGTCTAAGTTTTTTACCTAAGTAATATTTTAAATCTGTTGAAAATGTTTTAGTAGGTTTAGGATTTGTTAAACCTTGTCCAGGCCTATTAATAACTTTATCATTTGTTGGATTAGTTGTAGCACTTCCTATTGTTCCTGTAAGTGTTGCTGTATTAGTTACATAAGGACGGAAGTCTACACAGTCTCTTAAATTAAAGTCTCCGTATTTTTGTGAGTTATATAAAGGAACATTTTCTGTTCTAATTGTATTTGCTGCTGGACTTGAAGTATCATCTACAGGATAACTATCTAGACAAGCAAATGATGGTCCTGCAATAGTTGAAGTAAATACTGAATACTTAATTAATAAGTGATCATAAGTTGAAAGATTTAAAGTACTACTACCTTTTTTAAATATTTTTGCTTGTCCGTAAAAACTATCCTGTTGGCCATTAACACTTCTAAAATCTGATGTTACATCAATACCATCTGTGTCTGATGTTAGCGCTGATGTATGAGCTCTTATACTTTCTATTTTATATAAATCAACTACACCTAAATTATATTCTCCTGTTGTGCCGGCTGGGTGGGTACTTGTATCTATTTTAATGTACTGACTTGTTTGTAAAGCCTTGGCGATTGGTGTGGCGTCAGCCACTTGTACAGGTACATACACTCTTACAGTACCGGTGCCTGTAATAGCGCCACCCGTGTCTATTGTAATTGATGTTGAACTGTTAACTGTTACACTTGCATTACTATTTGCTGATGTTAAATCTATAAATCCGCCTGCTGCAACAGTAGCAGAGTTTTGTGTGAAACCTGCTTTTGCTATAACTATGAAATCTCTTTTCTGTGTATCTGTTAGTGTACCTGAATATGGGAATGTCTCAGTACCTGTAACTGTTAATGTTGCATTTCCATTTGTACCATCTAACTCTACATTAAATTCTTTCTGATATTGGAAGGAATAATCGTATGTGTTTCCTGATTCTGCTTTTAATGTTTTAATATTTTTATAAGGAAGTCTATAAACTAATTTGTTTACTTTACTTTCTTTTAATACAGCAAGACTGCTTTCGAGAACTGTATTTGCTACACCTCCCCAAGCTTCTCCATTATTATAATCTACACTTTTAACTGCTGTGAAATCTCCACTTAGCATTTGTATATCATATAGATATAATCTATATTGTGCTGATGTAGATCCAATAGTTCCACTTTCATATACAAGTTGCCTTACTTTGGCCTCTCCTACTTTGGAACCTGCTCCTCCAGCTCCTGCTGTGTTGTTATATAAATCTATTAAGTTGCCACCATCAACATCAAATATTCCTGTTAAGTTATCTACTAATACATAGTTACCATATGATGTTGAAATGGATTGTGATTCTTTTGTAACATCCATTGAAGGTTTCATTATAGGAATTCGTTTGGAACTTAATAATTCTCTACGATGTCCGCCTACATATGATACACCAGGATCTACTTGGATCATTAGTGCATCTCTTGAACCACCATTTGATGATGCGTAAATACCACCATTGTTATTTTCGTTTAAATGTTCTCTTAAGGAAACTGTATTTCCTCTAACCAGGTAATTACCTGATTCGTCGTATGTTCTGTTTGCTAATATTTGTCCTACACCATGTAGTGGATTATTTTTAAGCCCTACATTTTGTATTGCACCGTCTTCAAAATGTGCGTATGTGTAGAAGTTTTCTGGAAGTGTTGTAGAAGGACTAAATGCTTTTAGTGTTACTGTATATTTAAGTCTATCTGCTCCAGGTGCATTGTAGTTAAATGATCCTTGTGCAGGATCAAGTAATGTTGTATCTGTTGCTGCTTGTTCTAATGCTTCTTCTACAACAAAACCTACCTTCTTAGGTAATAGTTCGTTGTATTTGTCTACTAAACAAGATACTTTGTCTGTTTTTATAAAAGCGCCTCTGGCAAATATAATACCTGGCTGTAATGTAACTCTGTTTGTTGCTCCGTAATATTTAGCAGTATAGTTATTTCCTGTTAAACTATTAACAACAAAAGTAAACCCTGCTAAATCTGTTGCGCCTGTTCCATCACCTGTGTTAGGTGTATAAACTGTTAAAGTTTCTGAGGCATTAAAGTGAGTATGTGAAGTACTAGAATTTAAATATTTAATATAAAGTGTTTTAAGATTAGGCGCCCCACTTACTGTACCTGTTTCTGAATCAATAATTCTTGCTTTAAGGCCTGTTGAAGAACCAATTACTTCTTTACCAACGAAGTTTACAAGCTTATCGTTATCTATTGAGGCTGCTGCTGCGTCTGTATCGTTTACCTTAACCCAATTAACACTCTCGGTTGATTCTGCACAACCTGTTATAACAGCACCTTCTTGTATTACAAAACCAAATCCTTTGTCCATTTGATCTTGCAATATTGTTTGTAATTGTGTTAACTCCCTTGCTTGTACGGCGACACCAGGTTTAAATAACACACGATGGAATCGTTTATCGTCTGAAAAGTCGTCGTAGTATGGTGATGTATTTAAATTTAATGCCATGTGTTAAAACCTAATCAATGCCTTTATTTGTTCTACTTGGTCTGCCGATCTAATGATTGGCGATCTATTATCTAAATAAATAACTTCGCCGGTAGCATTATCAACTTCCGGTTGTGTTAAACTATTTATACTCAAATTGCTAATGTTTTGAGTAGTATTTGTTAAAGTTGAATTAGAAGTTATTTGAGGTATTTCGGAAGTCAAGTAAATATTTTTATTTGTTGAATCTACTTGTATTACAGTAAATGAGCCTCCATCATCTGATGTAAGTACATCATCTACTGCGTATGGTGTCACACTTGCTACAGTAATAATAAAGCAAGTGGTTGCTGTGTTCGTTGTATATGTAACACCCGCTGGTGTTTTTACATTTTTAATTAGTGCAATCTGTCTAAAGTCGTTGCCTAATATTAAATCTCTGTTATCATTATCTGAGAATGATACTGTAACACCTACATTGTGTGCAAACAATTCTCTAGGTGCGTTTGAACCATGTCCACCTTGTGGTGATACAATAGCTCTTGCTACAGCTCCTGTTCCAGGTGCTGATGTATTTGTAATAACTATATTAGCGTATGAATAACCAGAGCCTGGATTTGTTACTCTTATCTTTGTAAGAGCTCCTGTTGCTGCGTTAACATAAGCACTTGCTTCTGCTCCTGTGCCATCTCCTTGTACATTAACTTGTACATCACTTTCTGCATAGTCCTGGCCAGGTGTTGTTACAATAACTCTGTCTAATGTTCCATTTACAGATGCTCCTTCTACAGCACTTTGTAATGCTGGGAGTGAATCTGCATCTCCTAGATTAACTGTACCTGTTGCTCCAGAGCCTCCTCCACCAACAAAAGTTACAAAAGCAAAACTATAACCTGAACCTGATGCTGTAATTGTTACGCCTGTTACTGCGCCACTTGATATAGTAGCTGTACCAGATGCTAAGCCATCTCCGTCTCCTTGTATTACTACTGTAGGAACACTTGTATAACCAGAGCCTCCTGCATCTATTGTAATACTATCTACTTCTCCTGTAACATCATGTGTAGGATTACCTGTTAATTTTCTTACAGGTATAAAGTCAGCATCTAAGAATCTATTTTGATCTGATGCTGAGATTTGGAACATAAATTTCCAATTATAATTATCAGCCAATTCAAATACAGATGTACCTGTACTTGTAGGCTTAACTGTGCTAGCTCCATTGTTATTATTACTGATACATTTATATACTTTAAATTCATCCGTCATAATAAAAAAGTTAGCATCTGCTAAATTGGAGGCACCAGAATATGATTGGTTAGTTGATGTATAAGCATCATCATACTCATCATATACGGTGCCGGTTTGCCAATTTGTTCGTTTAGCTAGTAAACAAACATCTGCCGAGTCAATTCTTTGGGTAAACATCATGCTACGCCTAAACTTAGAAACATACGAATCATTATCGATAGGAAGTTCTGGACTTGTATCATCAGTCCATGCTGTTGTTCTTCCTACGGCAAAGTGGAAATAGTCATTACTGTTACGAACATCTCTGTGGAATGTCCTTGCTAATTCTACTCTACCTAGTCTTCTAAGTACTAGCGCCATCTATTTACCTTACGAAATTGTTACTGTCCAAGTAATCGTCATTGAATCTGACGCACCTTTGTTTACGACTGAAAAAACAGTCCTACAAAGTAGAGTACCACCTGAGTTGGCATTTAAAATACCAGCTTCTGTGATAGCACCTGTACCTGTACCTGCTGCAAAAGATGCAACATAAGCAACAGCATTAGCTGTAACTGTGGTAGAAGTAAGTGCCTGTCTAGCTGCCTCTGTACCTAGAGCAGTATTCCCAGCAGCTGCTGCTGTTGATCCTGTTCCAATAGCCATATGAGACATAGCTGTGGCTGTTGTGTCCTTCATTCTGGACGCAATAAATTCTAGGCCGTCGTCAACAACAAGGTTTTTTACCTCGCGTGTTTCTACAACGACACCTTTGTCGTTTTTGATTTCAACAATAAGCTTACCTGTAGCTTTTGATTTATCATTTTTAAACATTTTATTCTCCTAATATGTTTATCGTTATGTAAAGTTCCAACCGGTACCTACATAGTCCTCTGACAAGTAACTAGGATCTGCATAGTCTTGCATTGAACCTATACCTGTGTCTGTAGCCCCTGCACTATCAGCTACTGCTGGTTTGTTTAGTACATTTGCTAAGGATTCTGCCGCGCTTGGCGTTTCAGTTATTCCTTTACTTGTATTTATACTGTTTATCGCTTCCGAATTGGTTATTGTTTCGGAAACTGGTTTATTTAATGCGAATGTATCTGTATCACTTACAGTTGCAGTATCTGTTTCTGCCATCGCTACTGTAAGCACCACTCCGTCTAAAATATCTGCTACTGCATTACTGAACCCTTTGGATACGGTTAATGCTGTGGAATCTGAATTAGATGTACTGTCGGTGTACACTAAGTTCATTCCTATAACAGCAGTATCATTTTGATTTCCTGTATCACTAAATGTTCTATTAAATGCTATTGATATTTGTGCAACTTCTGTTACAGAAATTGTATCATCTGGATCAGGAGTACTCAAGATTCTTTCTACATTAATAGAATCTGAGGTTGTTACTGACCCTAAACTTGTTGCCACATAATATTGGTATTCACCAGTATCTGCGGTATCGTTTGTATAGGCTCCGGAACCATTTGCTGGTGTCCAGTAAACATTTGTATAACTCTCCAAGAAGTTTTTATAGAAGTGTTTTGTCTGAGTATCTGTATTAGATGTAGTTTCATTAAATGTTCTAACAAAACTGATATCTATAGCATCTTCTGCTACGCTACTAGAAGCTGTAAGTGCCTCTGTAAACGCTTTGGAAAATGCAATAACAAATTGTTCATCACCTATATTATAATTGTCTGCGGATACGCCATCATTGTCATCATTCCAATACCCAGCCACACAATAAGGACTTGATCCTTGATCTGTTGCAAGTGCTGAGTCTGTTTTGTCTGCTGGGACAAAGTGTATAGCATGATTTTCTGATAGTGTTCCAGTATCTGCTTTAGCAAGACTTAGATCAAATACTACTGTTTCAATAGTAACTGCTTCATCGTCTGCGTCAAATATATAGAATGTGTATCCTGTAGATTCAACACTAAAGTCTATGTTAAAGTTAATTTCACTCTTAACAATCAAATCTCCAAACACTTCCATACCTGAAGGGTGAACTGTATCTCGTAAAGCTCTATTCCAAGTAGGTTGTGCAATACCCGATTTAATTACATACGAATATGGTTGGTATCTTTTGTTGTCTGCCAGTACATTAACATCGGATAATTTACCTTGGTCGTTTTTATATTTACCTTCGTATTCGAATAGATATCCTGTTGTTAATGTAATAGTACATGTCTCTCCTGCGGGAGAAGTAATTTGTATATCTGCTGTGTCTTTTAAGAAAGTAGAACCTGGATTAACAACAACGAATGCTGATGGAAGGCCTGCTGATGTTACTGCTGTTACCCTTATAAAGGCATCGTTTGATCCACCTATAAAAGTATAATCCTCAGCAAAATAACCTGACACAGCGTATGCTTTACCGTCATCTCCTGTTTCGTTAATTGCGTATATTTGTCCTACTTTAAATCCTGCGTTAGCTGCTGAACCTGTATATGTTTTAAATGATACGCCTGTTAATACTCTAACAAGATAACCATATATGTCATCGTCTGAGTTACCTGCGCCGTCATCTACAACATAAGATCTAACTGGATCTAAATTTAATTCTATTGTTGGAACATTAGTATAACCTGCTCCTTCATTGTCTATTACAACACTTGTTATTACTCCATTGGAAACAAGTGCATGTGCTGTGGCAGTTGTTGTAATGTTATCTCCGCCATTAGCAAAAATTTGTATAGGAGGTGCTCCAACATAACCTGAACCACCATTGTTTACTGTTATTCCTGTTACTTTGCCTCCACCTACTGCTGCTGTAAATGTTGCTCCTGCTCCTGGACCATTAATTGTTGTAACTTCTTCTTCGTCAAAACCTAGTATAAGCTCAAATCTTTGTAATGTCAAACCATTTGTTTGATATGTATTCTTTTCTACTCTTTTTACTTGAGCGTTTGTATGTTTTGTAACTGTAACTGTACCTGTAGTTTCTTTATATCGAACATCAATATTTCTACCATCTAAATCTAATGGCTCTAAACTGCCTCCGCCATGTACTGCTTCTTGTATTTTTATAGCTCTTTCAACACTATAAACTCCATCAGAAGGTTTTAATACATATTGATATGGATAGTTTACATCAACATTCTCATCAAACAATACTCTAAACCAGGCCTCTATAGATCTTTTACTTCCTTTTGCTTCATAAAAATCTTTAGCCCTTTTATAAAAGAATGATTTGTCTACGCTTAATAGTTTAGGAAAGTCTGATACTAATGCTCCTCTCCATTTATCTAGGAATGTCTCACTTGCATAATCAATATCAGATGTATAGTTATTAGGATCTGCATAGTTTGAATCCATAAAAGCATAATACTTTTCTAGGAATGTAACGAATGTAGGATACTCTGTTCTTAAATATTGAGGTACTTGTTCTTTTAATTGATAACTTGTATTTCTTACTTCTAGGCTTGAATTACTTTGTGCAGCATCTAAAACTGCTGTAGCCGTTGCCCCTGTTGCTGATGTATCACTAGCATGAGGTGTTATTGTGATTGTAGGAGCACTCGTATATCCTGTGCCTTTATTTGTAACTGTATAGCCTGTTATTACTCCACCACTTACAGACGCTGTCGCTGTAGCACCTGTTCCGTTACCGCCAGAAATAGTAACAGTAGGAACATTAAAGTACCCTGTACCTCCGGCTGTATTCGTTATAGATGATACATATCTATAAAATGATGGAATATAATCTGCCATTATATCTCTTCGACTTCTTTATTAGCTGTAATCTTTATACCTGATACAGTATTAATTGTGGCATTCAAAACACTATCGTCTTGTATTAAAACTGTATTCCTAGAAGGTTTAGCAACGACTGCTGCTGTGCTTGTATCGGAAGTTCTAATAAGAGCTTGTGTAGTAATGTCTTTAATACTATCATGAGGTGTAACATTAATTCTTAAATTTTTCTCTGTTCCGTATAATTTTTTAATTCTTAATCCAGGAAGTGATACTGTACCTGAATCATAATCTATTGTACCCACTTCTGCTTGTAGGAAGCCATCTGTTCCCATTGCTTTAACTGTACCTGTGCCACTATATGAAGGTGCAGTTACTCCTACTCCTGGTGTGTCTTGTAATAAAACCTTATGAGTAGCTCCTGATACTTCAATATCAAAGTATGTGCTACTTAATTCTCTTGGTTGTAATTTTTGATTAAACTTAACCGTATAATTATGATCTTTATTTAGTGTTGCTTTTTCTCTTTTTTGTAAGCCTAATCTTATATTTGTAGATATAATAGCAGGTGTTTGTGCATTAATTAAGTCATGCAATCTGCTGTAATAAAAACTTTTATTTAACTTATTAAGATAATTATTGAAGTAGTTATCTACTTGTAATTTAACCGCTGTTTCTATTTCACCTTTTGTTAGTGATGTAACCTTGGGATCGTATGTTGTATCAATCTCAAGTTGTAAATATGTGTACTCTGGATCTACAAATTCAGGTATAATCGCTACAGGTGTTTTGGGATCAATAATACTGTTTTTAATATTGTCTTTATCTTGTTCTGTAATAATCTGGCCTGGAACAGGATTGAGAGATATAAACACTTTACCATACATAGGAGGATCGTTTTTCTCTCCGCCCCATACTGCAACAGATTGTATATTAGAGTTGCTTTGTAATATTAATGATTTGTAATCTTGTTCTGTAACTGCTCTATCTCTTGTGGCATTTAATCTTGGTGCGTTAAATCTAATCTCATCTACTGTTTCCTGTATGTTACCGCCCGATGCAGGACTTGATGTTGCTACAGAAACAGTTTCTCCGCCTGATGAAATTGTACCTGCTGATGTAAATGTTTTGGCACCATTAGGTGTTGCGCCTGAACTTGCAATATAGTCTATTATTACTACATTATCAACTTCTAATTTTTGTCCTATAACACCATCTCCAAATCTTAATTGTGTAAGTCCGTCAATACCTTCTTCTACCCAATAAGCTCTAGAATCATTTTTAACATCTAATAATGTTGTATGCTTATTCCAAGTTGTAAGAGATGTGTCTGCTAAAGATGTTTGTACTCTCGCTCTTATTGTAGAAGCGTCAATACTTTCATTAGGAATAATATAAGGTCCTTGAGGATTGGCTGCTTCTACTGTAAACTGATTAGATGTTCTTGTGCCTTCTTTTAGTAGTAAGTCTGTAAAAACAAATTTTGTTACGCCATCTATAACTTGTGCTGAGGCTGTTATACTTTCTAATGGATAAAAGTTATATGACGCTCCATTAATAGAACTTGTGAATGATGTATTTCTACTTAGCTCTAATGTTGTTGATGTAAATGATGTGGGTGGTGTAACTGTAACCGTTACTGTTGCTGTTGCTCCTAGATATGATCTCGGGGTATATCCTAGTGCCTTTGCAATAGATACTACTGATTCTCTTTTTATTGCTGTATCTATAAAGTTTTCGTTAGCAAGCATGTGTGCTAACATACCATTGTAATGTGTATTATATGCTAACATATCTACCAACACAGCAAGGCCTGAGCCTTCAAAGTTGTAGTCTGAAAATTCTGTTTGAGACTTTAGATAATTTTTTAAGTTTAGTTTTATATCTTCAAAGTCTAGTTCTGTTACATTTAATTGTGCCATTATCGTAATCTCTCTAGTTTAACTTCTAATTCTTGAGGTTCATTTATCCCTATTACAAAAAAGTTGATTGTAACCTCATAAGTATTTCTATCGATATCAGGCTCTACATCGACGCTATTAATTTTTGCTCTTCTCTCATAATTTTCCAATAAATTTTCTATGGTTGCTCTAATAGCATCAGTAGTAAATATGTCTGCATTCTCAAACAACAAACCTCCTAATCGGGAGCCTAGGTCTGGTTGAAATGGCCTTTCCATAATATCAGTTAAGATTAAATTTTTCATAGACTGTTTTACAGCATTAACATCTAACTTTTTATTGATGTCGCCTGTTAAAGCATTCTTGCTAAAAGCAAGATCAAAGTCTGAATATATTCTTCCTAATTTCTGTCTTTGTATGGCCATAATAGTATTTATACGCTAGAAGTTAAAAGACGGCAGTTCTATATCTAAAAAATCATCTGCTTGTTTTCTACTTACAACATTAACATCTAGATCAACAAAATCTTTATCAAATACAGGTGAGTCTGGCAGTTTACCTTTCCTTACTAATGCTACAGGGTCTATGTCAGGGAAGGTTGTAGGTATTCCTTTTACTTCTACATTGATGCCATCTGTGTTTACATTAGGAACTAACTTACATATCTCATCTATATCTAATGCTCCGCTTCTTAATAGTTGTGCTAAGTTGTCTATATCAACATCTGTGCCACTATATTTTGCTTTCATTTCAGCAAGTTTAGCTGCTATTTTTGGAGCTTGTAAGTACCCTAATGCTGTTAGTGCTGCCAACTCTTTCATTTGATCTTGTAATCCTAACTGCCCAAAAGGAACATCAGGTAATTTAATTGAAGGTATAGCATCATTTAATTTATCCATTACACCTTGCGCTGCTTCCTGAGCAGTTGCTGCTAAATTATCTAATTCAGCCATGCCTGGTATATTCATTATAGAGGCATCGATTGCTTCATTCAAAGCATCTACTTGTTCTGCTGCTCCCATCATTGCTTTACTTAATCCGCAACTCATTTATTTCTCCTATGCATCTGGTACTGAGGCATCAGTTGGTGGGTTGCCTCCTGGGTTATATTTGTGTTTATGTGTCGCCAATGTAGGTGCATTACCTGCATCTGTTGATACATCTCCAACTGAATGTGTTGTACCTGTTATTGTTACATTGTTATTAATTGTTGTATGTCCTGTGGCAGTTATTGTTTGTGCTTGTGCAACTACCATATCTTGTGCCTGTCCTACTTCTAATTTTTGATTCTTAGATGTTACAAAAGTTTGATTACCTCCTGAGGCTAGTGTCATAATACCACCTGCTTGATGTGCGTATGTTGTACCTGCTCTAAGATAACTTTGTTTTGTAACAAAAGTATTATGATTGGCATTAAATGTTTCTGTTACATTACCTACGACTGTTTCTGTTTTAAACTTACCTACAGATTCTGTTTGAGAACCTATAATTGTTTCATTATCATCTAATGCCACACGAACAGTTCTCATGCCTTTTATAGTTGTATTTTCATCTGTTATAACAGACTTAACATCATTACCATTAATTTTTGTAACTCTGTCTCCTAAAACTGTTAGGAAATAATCTCCTTCTACTTCCTCATATTTGTTTCCTGTAACTAACATTTTAGCATCACCCAATACTGTAATATTACATGAGCCTCTTATAAGAACATTTTTATCCTTTGCTACAATCTCATAGTCAGAGCCTTTTATTCTATTTACTCTTGTTCCATCTGCTTGTACTTCCTCATAATTTCCTACAGGGTGATACCAAGCATATCTTTCGTTTCCTGCTGTGTTGTCTGTTTCTGTTGTGAAGCCTGTTTCTGTTTCTCTAACTAGATTAAAAGGATACATAGATGTATATGTACCGGGTTCTTTAGGAATTCCATCTCCTCCAGATTCCATATCTGCTTTTGCGTCCCAATACTTAGGCGTAAACTCTTCCATTTTAAATGTGTCGTAAGGACCTTTACCTCTTGCATATGGTTCTTCCCATTTTTGTCCTTCGTAGTCTATGCCTTCTTTATCATCTAATATTTCATCTGTTTGTACTGAAGGTGCTGCTGCTGTTCTTATATCTATTTCTCTTTCTGCTCTTTTTCTTTGTAATGAGAAATGTTCCTCTGCTGCTGCGTCTCTTGCTAGTCTAGATAAATCTGGTTCGCCCACTCCTGCAAAACCTTCAGGTTTAGGTTCATCAAAACCTCCCCTAGGATATTTTTTATTAGGATCATTAAAACCATCTTCTATTGTTAAGTCTTCATTCTTTGCTGCTGGTAGTCCTGCTATAGATCCTAGTATGACAGGCATTTGTGCTTCGTCACCATCACTAAAGAAACCTATTACTGTAGAGCCAGGCAATAAGTTAGGTGTCTCTCCTATACCAGATGTTCCTGCAGTTGTAACGCTATTAATAACGGGTGCGTAGGGTAAATCTTTAACAGGCAAATCTTCTGTATTAGAAGTATGATAGCCAAATATTCTAACTCTATATCTTCCTGTTTTAGTTATATCAGCTCTAGACTCTACAATACCTACCCACCAAACAAAGTCAGGTACATTTAGTTTTCCATAATTTTTCAATTTATTCATTATGCTTTTTCCTCAGGAGGACCCATTGATTCTTCAAGTCCGTTTCTAACAATTTCCATTTTCATTACATGGGCAACATTATCTATTTTATGTCTTATTGCTGTTATTAAATATTTACCTGATAACTGTTTATCATATATGTCATCAAAGGTTAAGTCTTCTGTTTTTGTTTTTGGCGAAGGATATTGTATGTATATCATCATACCCACTTCTATATCTGTTCTTCCAGGAACATCTATTTCAAATGTGTAGTCTTTAAAAGAACTAAAATAATTATCTCTATATAAAGTAGCGCCTATAATATTTTCGTTGTCTGAGTTGCCTGATTTAGAGCCTGGAATACCTGCTGTTTGTGTTAAATTATTTACACTATTTAATAATTTTAATGTTGTCATAGACTGTGGGTTTCTTTTTATACCTTCTGGTACAGGTACACCATCCCCTGTATGAACAAATTTTTCAAAGTCTCTTCTAACATCTATATCCATCTCCACTCTTTCTTTTGTAAAAATATCATATGCTCTAACAGACTGTGCATACTGTCCTGAATCTTGGCCGTCTAAAATGTCTATTGTTCTAGGGATTTTCATAGAATCTATTTTACACCAACCAACAGGTAGTTGTAAGCCTGTAAAATTTTCTCCAGAACTTCTTGCCTCTACTTTTGTTCCCCCTGGAGAGAATATATATTCTTCAAACGGTGCCTCCTTACCACTAGCTATTCTTTCTTGTAGTGATGTAAACCATTGTCTTTTATTAGATTCATAAAATATAAAATCCGCTCCTATATATTTGTTTCCTCTAATATATTTTGACATATAATCTAATGTCTGTATTGGTGTCCAGCCATTTGCAATAAAGTTTATATTAGATGCGTGAGGAGTATCTCCTATTACTATGCCTGTAGGAGAATCTTTTTCTAATGGGTGTCTTGCTTCTATTATGAAATGATCCCATATATCTTGAATTATTTCTTCGGTGTTTCCTTTATATCTTTTATGTATGTTTAAATTTTGATCTGATATCATTTCAACAGAACAAAAGTTTAAAACATAAACTTGTTCTCTATCATTATTTAAACTTCTGTTTTTAATAGCATAAACTTGAAATGATCTACTAATAATGGCGTCTGGTGTGTCCTCAAAAGTGTTTGTTCTTATTTTTATGTTTATAATTTCGCCACCCATAATAGGTGCATTTGCCACAAAATCTGCTGCGTCTTTTATTACAATATCACCAGTCATAAATTTATTCCATATATCTTCATATATGTTTATTTCTGCGAGCATACCCTCGCTTTGTAATGAATATTCTGTTCCGTCATGTGCTACAATAGATAGTTCGTCTATTGTAACATCACCAGGTTTGATTAATGCTTCTTCAGCCATAATATTATCTCACCAATTTTTTGTATTGTGTTACGATGTCCTTTAGATATTTTTTGTCTAATAATGTTATTTGTTTTTTCTTATCATTGATATCGTTTTCATAATCAAAATTTGTTATCTCTTTAATAGTACCACCTGCTAATTTTGCTGCGTCCCAATCTACAATCAATTCTGTTTTTGTAGAATCTACATAGTGGTGTACTGATGTTGCGTTGCCTGCTCCATATTTGTCATCTACATAACTTACCAAATCTCTATGGGATAGTGGCCATTCTCTTTTAGTGTCTACAATATTATTTGCTAACAATACTAACCAATGATATTGCATAGAGCCATAATAATTATATGCTACATGTTCTGGTTGATCTCCATCAGGAACCCAGAACTCAACTAACACCTGTCTATTTTTAAAAAACTTATCTAATTGTACTCGTCTAAAAATATCTGGAACTTGTGCTGCACGAAATGTTCCGTTTTTATCCTGCCAGGGATATGCAATTTTGGGTAAAGCTTTAAAATACATTATAGTCCAACGCCTCCATCTTCTGCCTCTTCTCTAATTCGTTTACTTGTAAGAGTTTCTAGTTCTACAAATTGTAATTCTAAAGTTGTTTCTGTTGGCATACCACCTGAGTTTTGGAATGTATTAAACATACCATCAGGACCATATGTTATTTTACAATTTTTTAAAGCAGCTGATGATATTTTAGGTAAGTTTTTATTTCTTTTACTAGAAGTTCCATCACTATAATGAAATTCTATTTTAAATTCTGAAGGATATATTAGCATCATACCTGCTTCTGTAACATCAGGGTGCATGTGTTCTTTAAATAAATTACATATCTTTTGAACATCTCTTGCTTCTTGTGTATTTCTAGGTGAAAACTGATATTGAAATGAAAACTGCCTAAAGCCCATAGATTTAAATAATTGTTCTTTGTATGGGTTACCTACTTTTTTACTTGTAGCTTCAAACACAGCATTTAAATCTAAATCTCCTATGCCGACTGCTGAAGGAATATTTGCCGCTGCTGCTATGGCTCCTCTGCCTCCTAATTCTAAAGCATCACTATTTGCTAGATCTGATAGTGCACCTGTTCCTGCGCCCACTTGGCCTCCAAAAGGTCCTAAGTCTGTTTCGTCCCAATTAGCTGTGTATGCTGATATAATAGACTGTGGTACATATAAAGAAATATGATCTTTTAATATTTGTGTTTCTTGGTTTTCATCTACAGCTGCCATAACTCCTGTTGCAACAGCACCTGTTACTACTCCTTTTCCTAGTTCCATTAGTTTTGAAACACCGTCTCCAGATGTTGCTTTACCAAGATAATAACCACCTACAGCTCCTGCTATAGCAGATGCTCTTTTAGTAATCTTTTCATAGTTCTCAGCTTTGGATCTATTTTCATTTGCACGAGATTCTTTTTCTGTTGTAGTTAGTTCTCGAGCAGAGCCTGCTGTTTTTTGTGCAGTTATTTTTTTAGCATAAATATAGAAGTTTACCATGTTAGGAAATCTAGCATCTCCTAGTTCTTGTGGATAGTGAAACTTTCCTATACTTTTATTATTAGCAGATGAAGTGGCTCCGGGACCTCCTAATCTAGCTTCTTCCATACCCATTGTTTACCCTCTATAAATACTTAGTTAACATTATAGTCTTATTTATATGGTTTATGCTAAAGAAATATATAAAGGAAAGTTTATTCCTAAAAATCCTACGAAGTATCTTGGCGACTTCAACTCTATAATCTATAGATCAAGTTATGAATTGAAGTTTATGAACTGGTGTGATCGTAGTAATTCTATTGTAGGCTGGGTATCTGAGGAAATAGCAATACCCTATCGTAACCCTTTAGATAATAAAGTACACAGATATATGGTTGATTTCTATATAGAAGTACAAGAAGAAAAGAGTATAAAGAAGTATTTAATAGAGGTAAAACCAGAAAGATTTACAAAAGCACCACCTCCTGGCAAAAGAAAAACTAAAAGATACTTACAAGAGATAGCGCAATACGGAGTTAACGAGGCCAAATGGAAATCTGCAAAGGATTTTTGTAAAGCGCAAGGCATGGAATTTAAGATAGTTACTGAAAAAGAACTAGGTATCTAGTATAAATACTTACATGGCTACACCATTTAGAGATATTGCTAACGCAGCGGGCAACAGACACCAGGACAAATCAGTTCAATGGTATGTTCGTGCTGTTAGAAACTATGCTAGAGGTATTAATACATTTCAAGAAGCAAGACAATCTGACTTAGGTAAAGAAGCAACACAATTAGAAGTAGGTAAAATGTACTTATTTTCTTATGATCCTAAAACAAAAGCAGATTTGCCTTACTATGATACTGTACCTTTAGTTGTAATTACAGAACCTTCACCTGGTGGTTTCAGTGGTATTAACTTACATTATTTAGCCCCAACATTTAGAGCCAATTTATTGGATAAAATAATGCCAACAGACAGGAGTGCACTTACAGATAAAAGTGTATTAAGAGCTACATGGAGTTTTTTAAAAAACTTTTCTAGATTTCCAGAAGCAAGAGGATCTGTTAAAAAATATTTAACTCCTCATATAACAGGAAAGATGATAGAAGTAGATCCTGAAAATTGGAAAGCAGCTATATTTTTGCCGGTACAAAGTTTTGTAGGAGCATCAGATAGAACTGTATATAGAAATACAATGGATAAACCAGACAGAAAAAGAAGAATGTCAATTAGTACATCAGGAACACGATAATGCCATCAAGTCAAAAATTAACAAATTATTTAGAAGATATTAAAAAGCGTACCTTTGCCAGAGCAGATAGGTTTGAAGTAACATTTAATATAGGAAATCTAGGAAAAGCAATGTCTGCTAAGATTGCACCAATGGGTGGTAGTACTGAACAAACAATTCAATTATATTGTGAAGAAGTACAGATCCCTGGTATGATATTAAGTAATAAAGAATTTAATATAGGTGCATGGACATTTTATAGAAATACAAAAGTAGGATTTTTAGGAAACGAAATAAACTTTACATTCCTTACAACAAACGACTGGGAGTTAAGAGGATTTTTTGAACAATGGATGAAACTTTGTGTAGATACTAACGGCCAAGAAATAGGATATCCTGAACATGTAATGTGTACAATAGATATTAAAGCATTAGATGTACAGGACAATGTTACAAAGGGCTGGAGATTATATGAGGCTATGCCTAAAGTTCTTAACCTTGTTCCTTTATCTAGTAGTACTACAGCACCTGTGAGAAATACACTAATTGTCTCATCTGCATATTGGGAATCTACTGATTCAGAAAGAAGTAATGGACTGTCTACATTCCAACCACAACAAACTTCTCAATCCAATATTGCTGGAGATTATGATGATGTCTCAGGTGATAGAGATGGAACAAATGTTGGAGGAAAAATTCAAAAATTATCAGACTTACCTTTACAACACCCAGGTGAAGCGTATAAGGTACCAGAAGAAAAATTAACTTCTAAATTAGAGCTAAAACATGACTCATCCAATAACACTATTTCTACCGAACATGGTAAAGCAGTGGTTAGTGGTGGTGTAAATAGTTTAGCATTACAACACGACGACAATATGCTTGCTAGTGGGCCTATGCAACCTAGTAAGTCTAGAGGAGGACTAAGTATAGAATCCGATCATGGTAAAAAGGTACAATCAGACGGATTACATACTTTAGAAGAAAGATCAGAAAGAGGAAGAGGCAAAGGCCTATTCTCTTTCTTTGGTTTATAATATTAATATGGAGAAATAAATTATGTTACCTAAAGTAGATGCGCCAATATATGAAACTACTTTTATGAACGGAGAAACAGTTAAGTATAGACCGTTTCTAGTTAAAGAAGAAAAGATTCTAATGTTGGCAAGTGAAGGTGATGACTACAATGAGATGTTACAGGCATGTGCTCAGGTAGTAGATAATTGTACATTTGGAAAACTAGATGTAGAAGGACTACCATTGTTTGCACTGCAAGACTTGTTCGTTAAAATCAGAATGGTTTCTGTTGGAGAAGAACAAGAGTTTAATCTTACTTGTGGAAATTGCGAGGGAACGATTAAATACAATCTTAACTTAGAAGATATGAAAGTTAAAGGTTTAGGAGATCTTCCAAATGGAGAAATAAAAGTTAATGATGATTTTATTATTAACATGAAATTTCCTAGTGCATTGAAAGTTGCACTAGATGATGAACAAACAGATGTAGATATTATTAAACATTGTATTAATTCAATTGTTACAGAAGAAGAGGAACAGTTGATTAAAGATGTTAAACAGGAAGAACTTATAGAATTTGTAGAGAATCTTCCTATAGATGTTTTTGATGAGATGAGAAAGTTTATACAGGCAATGCCAGTATTACAACATAGTATAGATTACAAGTGTCCACATTGTGATGAGGACCAAGTAGTTAATATTAATGGATACGAACATTTTTTCGCCTAAGCCTTTCTCAGGAGAGTCTTGATAATTATTACAGGACCAATTTTTTGTTAATGCAAGAACATCATTATAGTTTAACAGAGTTAGAAAATATGATGCCCTGGGAAAGGGAAGTTTATGTAGGTATGTTAATTGTTCATCTTAAAAACAAAGCTGAAAAAGCTAAAGAGAAGGCAGGAAAACAAACTTGGAGCTAGAAAAAAATGCCAATGGATGAAAAACATTTAAAGAAACTCATAGATGAGGTAAAAGCCGTCGGCGATAAAGGCGAGGACATGGCTACCTCTCAAGAACTTAGAAATCTTGAAGATGCCATTAAAGCAGAAACAGAAGAACTAAAAGCAGATTCTGCTTACAATAAAAAAATAAATGATAAAAACGAAAAACTTAATTTAGCCCAAGCAGCGTTTGCTGGTATTGTTCGAATGAGGGACAAGAGAGCCCAGGACAACCAACAGAAAAGTTTGGACCAACAAGCTGCCGAACAATTAAAAAGAGATCAAGGCGGTAAAGCAGTTCGTACAATAATATTAGAACAGAACAAATTAACTTTAGAATCTCTAAATAGAATAGAAAATATATTAGGTAAAGGTGGAGGTGGTACCGGCGGTGGAGGTACTGGCGGAGGCGGTGGCCCAAGTCAAGTAGATAAAGACATAGCTCAGGCAGCAAAGAATGCTAAAGAGGCCTCAATCAAAGAAAAAGCAGACAAAACAACCATAGGCCAAGGCGGAGGAAAGGCAGGATCAGGAAGAAAATTAGATACTGAAGAAAAGCGTCGTGGTTATGGTATGTCAGACGCCGACTACGCAGCACAATATGATAGAGATCAAGCAGCTTTAAAAAGAGAAAGTCGTGTAAGAGATGTAGGCGCTCTTTCTAACCAAGTAACAACAACAGGAAAAAGTTTAAATAAAAGAAAAATATCAGCCGATGAGTTTGGTTCAGAAGGCGGACTTGGTTTTGAAGAAGATCAAGTCTTAAGAGTTGGTGGTAAAAATGTTATAAGAGCTGGAAAGTATGAAACAACAGGTACTGCTAAATTTAAAGATGCCGATACAAACAAATTTACAGCCACAGACCCTATTAAAGCACTAGCAGAAGATGTTAGAATATCACAAGGTGTTATAGGCACAACAAGAAATAGACGACAATATCAGGGATCTCAAGCAGCTGCTGTATTAAACAAAAACATAGGAGCTAATGCAAGTGAGGTACAAAAAGCATTAGACAGCAATGAAGCAGCAAGAGCAGATCTAACCGATGTAGTTTCTGCTATAAAAACCTTACAACAAAATACAGATCCTAGTAAACAAAATGAAATGTCTGCACTCGTACAGACTAAAATAGAAAAATTAAAAACATCTGGTGGTGAAGATTTAGCTAAAAACTTAGGCCTTCAAGAGGTACAAGACACTGCTAAAAACAAAGGTTTAGGAAATAAAGCAAGTAGTCTGTTTAAATCTTTTTCTGGAATCAACCAAGGAGCAGTATTAGATCCTGGATTGGGTGATAGAAAATTTGTTAAAGGCGAAGGAAAGATAGCAGGGTTCTTTAATAAAACACTTAATCAAGGCGTAAGAGCTACAGGTGCAGCAAAAGGCGCGTTAAGTCAAGCATTTACAATGGACCGTATATTTGGTGCAGCAGGAACAGGAAAATTATCTAATGTAGGTGCATTACAAGGCACAAACCAATTCAAAGAAAATGCTCAAAGAGAATTGGAAATGCAAAGTCAAGTAGAAGCACAAAGTAGAATGATGAGTGTTGACGAAGGTTTAGGTATTATAACAGACAAACAAGGTAAACCAACAACACGAGATGCGGAAGGAAAAACAATTGATCCTGTAACAGG